CTATTGAAGAACACTGTGACGCTTTAATGGGAGCAACGATTGTTTCTCAAAATCTTTGGGCAGTTAAGAATTTATTGCTTCGGGAAAATAAAAGTTCATACCACTTGGTAAAATACAATGATTTAGTAAAATATCCTAAACGCATTATTAAAAAAATATATAATTACTTAAAAATCCCTCCCTTCGAGCATCACTATACCAATCTGAATCAATTTAAAATTAATGGAATAAAGTATAATGATAGCGTTGTAGGAGAGAAATTACACTCTATTAAAACGGATTGTATTGTTAAATCTGATTATGATGCTTATCGTTTAATACCTAAAGCCATTGTCAAAGAATATAAAAAGGATTGGTTATTATAGATGAAAGAACTGATTAATTTTATAGAAACTTATAAAATGGATGAATCTTTATGTGATAAATTAATAATTTATTTTAAAAAGAATAAAGAATATAAACATCTCGGTGTAGTAGGAAACAACAGATCAGTTAATAAAAATATAAAAGATTCAATGGATGTTCATTTTTATAATAACTCTAATAATGAATATATTAAAACTTTCTTTAAAGAACTAAGCAAACATTTAAAGAGTTATATGCAAAAATATAAAATAATGGATTCTGTAAATACTGACGTGTGTAATAATATTCAATACTACAAACCCAAAGGGGGTTATCCTTTGTTGCATTATGAAAGAGGACCTGGTGAATCTTTATCTAGACAGCTGGTTTATACGTTATATTTAAACACTGTAACCGATAAAGGAGGTACAGAGTTTCCATATCAAAATGTTATTACGCCAGCCATTAAAGGTAATTTGATTATATTTCCTGCGGAATTTACTCATCCCCATAGAGGTATAGTTTCTAACACTCAAGAAAAATATATAGCTACAGGCTGGATTGGAATGATATGAAAGAAGTAGAGCCTTATATATTTATTCATAGGATTAAGAAAAACCATATTAATAAGCTGATTAAATTAGTACATAAATCTGGGGGTTCTTATTTAAAACAAGACGCCTGTCGAGTTTCTAAATCAGATTGGAACAGCCCGAAAGATATGAAGCGTCCCTATTGGATTTATTTTAAAAAATATTGTTTAAATGATTTTACTGTCGATTTATTAACTACTCTTAAATCTCATAGGCTTCATATACATAATTATTGGTATCAAATTTATGAACAAGGAGACTATCACGGCTCGCACACACATCCGGACGGAAATTTTTCTCATGTGCTTTATTTAAAATCAGAAAATTTAACCTTAATAAAAAAATCAAAATATAAAATGAAAAACCCAGAAGGCATTATTTTAACTTTTCCAGGATTTTTACAACATTGCTCGCCCCCCGCAAAACAACAAAAAATTATAATATCCTTCAACTCAAGTATTGGAATCGAAAATAGAAATTTAAACAACTTAGAAGTTTCACTCCCAGCTGATGATTATTGAAGATAAAAATATACTTATTACTAAAGAAAAAGAATACATTAAAAATATAATTCTTGGTGAAAAGACCCCTTTTTATTGGGCGAAAGAAACAGTTATTGGAAAAGGAGAGCCCTGCCTTGTCCATGGTTTAATTCATAGAAAAACTCAAAAAATTGTTTCCCCACATGCAGATTTCTTTAAGAAAATTACTAAAAGATTTGCAAATCGTTATAAAATCCCCTGCAATATATTTCTTAGAGGATGTATTAATCTTACTTTTCCTCAACCAGGAAGAAGTGCAGCGCATGTTGATCATCCTTTTCCCCACTATCAATTCCTCCTTCATCTTAATGAATCTAACGGAGGAACAACGCTTATTTTAGATTCAAAGAAAAAAGTAATAAAAACAATCAGGCCTCAACAATTCAAAGCGTTTGGTTTTAAAGGAGGACCCTTTCATTGTATGACTTTTCCTAAGTCGGGAAGAAGGGTTATTGCTGTCTTGACTTTTTGTTAAAATCCATTTGTTTAAGAGTAATATTTAAAACAAGAGTAATTCTGTTTTTGTTTTTCGAAGTCTGGGGGTCTATTTTATGTCTGAGAAAAGCAGGTGAAAAATAAAAATCATCTTCTTCTACATTTGAGGTCCAATATTTATACGCCCAAGAATTGGACTCGTGTTTACTAGATAATATCTTAGTGAGTTGTGGTCGAAGCTGATCCGAATAGTCTATATGGGGTAAAGTATTTTCGAATATAGTGGGAGTATGATGTTTCTTATCAAATTGAATATAATGCACCCCTGTGAAATCTACTCCCGGATGAATATGCGGACTCATATAATTAGTGTTAGATAAGCAAGTATAATTGACTATTATAAAATCAAAATGATAGGCCGCAAGAAGTCCCATACTATCAAACATGGTGGTAAGAATCTTTCTATAAACAGGAGTAAGAGTATCAAAATTTACTTTATGATATTTTGGATTAGATGCATCATTATATGAATGATGCAACACACTTCTCTGATCCCATTGGTTTCTTTTCTTATTTAATTGGAAATTTTTTTCTATAGTAGAGATAATAGATTTTTTATTATAGGATTTGGGATTAATTTTCGCACTCAGGATAGGAAAACCAAATATGGTAGTCTTTTTAATCATCTATTTCTTTATTATTCATATAATACCTTATATAGTATATTAACTATTGATGATTCAAAAAATTACATTATTTAGTTCATTGTTACAAGTAGTTAAGTTGAACAATACCCAGCTTAATACTCAATTAAGAAAGCACGCTACTTTGTTAAAGAAAAAAACAAAAAGCGAACGTGTGTCTAATCGAGGGGGTTTTCAAAGTCAATCTTTATTAATCGAAAATAGCCCTCTATTAAAAAAATTTATAAATACTATTAAAACACCTTTAGAGAATTACATATCTTCTTATCAACTGGCCGATCCCTATGAGGCTACAATTTCAGCAATATGGTTTAATATAAATTCTAAACATCATTATAATACTACCCATGTTCATCCCGGCTGCCAATTTACGGGTTCTTATTATATTCAAGTAGCTAAAAATTGTGGAAAATTGATAGTAGAACATCCGCTTTTGTCCCATCAAATGGATAAATTTTATAAAAGTAAGTTTACAATTTACAATCAATATACGAGCAATACTTATTCTCATGATTCTCAGGTAGGTGACCTAATTTTTTTTCCGGCAGCGCTACCGCACTATGTTGAAGCCAATAGGAGTAGCAAAGATCGAATCAGTATATCTTTTAATATCAACGTTCGTATAATTCAACCATTTTCATCCAAAATTAGTCAGCCCTTGGGGGCAAACTATATTAAATAGGAAGCTAAGTGATAATTGAGAAAGAAATTGTATCCCGAACACTCAGAGAGTATATTTTTATAACGGGTATTGTGGATATAGATTCAAGATATTTTAAAAAAAGAATAGAGGAAGGCGTTCAAACTTCCAACCTAAATTATAAAACGAATGTGATTGGTAAACATACAGAGTGGAAATTTTTTAGTAATGATGAACAGTTTACAACTTTATTATTACCCATGATAGATCATCTAGAAGACTTAGATGTAGCATTAGAAAGATTTTATCTTGAGGAGGCATGGGGACTCATAGAAAAATTTGGAGACTATACGCAAAAACATCATCATGGTTCCGCTTATCTTTCGGGTGTTCTTTATCTTCATGATCATTCTCAAAAATTATACTTCCCAACAATCAAGCAGGAAATTACTCCCAAAAAAGGAAGGTTTGTTATTTTTTCTTCTTTTTTACTACACTATACCAAGAGAAACCTTAAGCATAAAAAAAAGTATGCTCTTTCATTCAACTTTGAGAGTGTCAATATAGGTGCTAAACTATAACTGGTTTAAATATATGATAAAAAAAATAGCTATTGTTGGTGGAGGTTCGGCTGGTGCCATGACAGCCTATACCTTAAAGAAATTTTTTCCTGATAAAGATATTATCATTATAGAAAGCAAAACTATTCCAACAATAGGAGTAGGAGAAAGTACATTGGGACAAATCAATTATTGGTTAGGGATGCTTGGTATTAAAGATACAGACTTTATGAGAGAGTGTGATGCTTCTTATAAATTAAGTATTCGCTTTGAAGATTTTTATCAAAAAGGAGACGGAGGTTTTCATTATCCTTTTGGACTACCGTTTGTTGAGAACAACAGATCTAAACTTAATGATTGGCATTTTAAGAAAATTTTATATCCCGACACTCATAATAGTGATTATGCAAGATGCTTATATTCAGTCCTGGCGTTGGTTGATGCAAATAAAATTAGTGCAAAATCTCTACCGGGTTGGCATTTTAAGAACGATGCCGCCTATCATTTTGATGCAATAAAATTTGGCAATTGGTTAAAAAAGGAATTTAAAAAAGTTAATGGTAAAATTGAAGTAGGAAGTATTGTTAAAATTAATCAAGATAATAATGGCGTAACTTCACTTTATTTAGATACCCATAAACATATATCAGCTGATCTCTATATAGATTGTTCTGGCTTTAAATCTTTATTATTGAGCAAGACATTAAAAGAACCTTTTGAAAGTTATGCCCATATCTTACCTAATAATTCAGCTTGGACTACTCATCTTCCTTATAAAAATAAGGAAAAGGAATTAGTACCTTATACAAATTGCACAGCGATTGAGAATGGCTGGGTATGGAAAATCCCTTTAT